CAAATTGAAGGCATACACCCTGCTACATATTACGATTGGATGAAACGTGGTAAAGAACAGAAAACAGGATTGTTTTCCGAGTTTTCCGAGGCGATTACGCAGGCGAGGACATTATTGCGAGCAAAAATAGAGCTTACACTAGCCGACACAGACCCGAGGTTCTTTGCTACTAGATCGCCAATAATGAGAGAACAGTCTGATGTGCCCGGCTGGCATAATTTTGAGAAACAACAACAACTGCAGGTAAACGTCGTTACTGTTAGTTCTATTATTGACGACGCAATAGAGGCTTTACCTGAGCCGGCTAATATTTTAGAACTGCCTAACTTAGACGACAAAGATATACATTTCATTGGAGAGAATGGTCATAAAAACGGACACGAACAAGATACTGACAAAGTGGGCTGATCCAGTTTTCTTTGTGCAACATGTATTACAAGAGCCATTGTTTAGAAAGCAAGGCGAAATATTGCGTAGCATTAAGTCTGAGCCGTTCGTTTCAGTTGTAGGTGCAAATGGTACGGGAAAAGATTGGACTGCCGCCCGGGCTATTCTATGGTGGTTAATGGTGAACAAAGAAGCAATTGTCGTTGTACTCGCACCGACCCATAGACAAGTGCAAGATGTTGTTTGGAAAGAAGTTCGTGTTGGCTATACTGCCGCCATGAATAACGGCAAACCATTAGGAGGAACAATTGCCAAAGTACCACGTTGGGAGATCAATGACAGACGCTTTGCTGTAGGTTTTGCTACTGACAGCGAATTTAACATACAGGGATATCATAGCCCTAAGCTTCTTTTAGTGATAACCGAGGCTCATGCAGTTGAGGATTCACATATTGACGCAGGCATGCGTCTTAACCCTAGTAGAGTCCTAATGACTGGCAACCCGTTTACGAACTCTGGTAAGTTCTACAATTCACATCACAGCGAACGTGATCTATGGAAGACAATTGAGATCAGTGCATTTGATACTCCTAACGTAATAACAAAGACAGATGACGTTCCCGGTTTAGTTAGTTACTCACAGGTCGAGCGTCGTAAATTAGAACTTGGTGAGGACAACCCGATGTATATTGGATCAATACTTGGCAAGTTCCCTGAAACATTAGATGACACCTTGATATCGTTGAGCATAGCTAGAAAAGCGATTGGTCGTCAGATTAAGCCCGAAGGTACAGTAACTCTTGGAGTTGACGTTGCCCGGGAAGGTAACGACAAGACCGTAGTAGTTAGGCGGCAAGGTGGTCAAGCCCGAATCATATGGTCAGTGCAGGGATATGATACGCAACAGGTCGCAGGATTTATTGGACGCTATATGTTAGACAATCCGACAACAGAAGAGGAGCGTGGTTATTGTGTGATTGATTCGGTCGGATTAGGTGCAGGAGTCTATGACGCATTAGCGACTGGTGACTATACATACGAACTGCAAGAGTTCAAAGGTGGCGGCAAGGCAATTGACTCCGAACGGTTCAAAGATAGAAATGCTGAGGCGTGGTATAGTATTAGAGAAGCGTTATTAGACGACGACCTAGACATAGGACAATCATGTTCACAGTTCCCGAATTGTAAATGCAAACAGACTGCTACTGGTTGTGGATCAGTAAATGACGACAACCTCGAGCGATTAGTAGCTCAACTCGCAAGTCGGCAATATACAATCGAAGGTGACCGTCGAATCAAATTAGAAAGCAAAGATAATCTACGAAAAAAAGGAAAGCGATCGCCTGACGAAGCAGACGCATTGGCGATGACTTATTCTGTCGTAGAAAAAATACTGGAGGTATGGTAATGAGTTTTTTAGATAGAATCCAAAACGCAATAAAAGGTATAAGAACAGCAGACGACGACTTAGTAGGCGTCAAAGAGTTAGGTGCTATGCAATGGGCAAGAGAATCCTACTCAGGTGTTGACAGACTACTAATGCCAAACAGTGACTTTGATTATGGCAATCAAGTCGCACCTATGCTTAATTCAGCAGTAGCGGCATGTGTGCATTGGTTTATGAGAGTTTTTCCGGAAGCTCCAATGTACATACAAACAATGGACGAGTTAGGTAACTCCGAGTACAACTACGATAGTGACGCCGTCAGATTATTAGAACGACCTAATCAATTTTACTCCGGGTCAATACTCTTGATGGGAATAATTACAGATTATTTAACAACTGGCAATGCATATATAACAAAGATAAAAAACCCACAGGGCAGAACCATTGAGTTATGGTATACGCCTGCAAAACTAATACAACCTAGAGCTCCAAAAGATACAACAACGGAATATGTAACATACTACGAATACAAGCCATTTGGTCAGTCGATAAGATTAGAAGTAGATGACGTCGTACACTTTAGATACGGAATCGATCCTGAGAACGTTAGAAAAGGATTATCACCTTTGGGATCAGTACTGCGTGAGATCTTTACTGACGACGAAGCGGCAAACTACTCAGCCAGTCTACTAAAGAATATGGGAGTTGCTGGTTTATTTATGACGCCTAGAGAATCACTAAGTGGTTTAAGTAGAGAGGCGGCAGAAACTATGAAGCGTAAATTTAAGGAAAGATTTACCGGGGACAGACGAGGTGAGCCATTCGTATCTAATATGCCATTAGATATTATGAAGTTATCATTTAGTCCGTCTGAGATGAATCTGCGTGACGTAAGGCGTATTCCTGAAGAGCGTGTTGCATCAGTGTTAGGTATACCTGCCATTGTTGCTGGTTTAGGTGCAGGATTAGATCGGGCAACCTTTAGCAATATGTCTGAGGCAAGAGAGATGGCTTACGAGTCTGCTGTCATACCTTTGCAACGATTGATTGCTACAGACCTAACAAGTCAATATTTACCTGAGTTTCAAGATCAAGGACATTTTGCGTTTGACAATCGAATGGTTAGAGTATTGCAGGACGATCAAACTGAGAATGCTAACAGGATATCAAACCTCTATAAGTCAGGCATTATAACAAGAGCTGAGGCTAGACAACAAAGCGGTTTGAGCTATGAGGAAACAGATGAAATATTCTTGGCACCGACTAACGCAAACGAAGTAGGCAGGTTTGAACGAGCTCCACAGGTTGGCGGCAGTGGAGGCGGCACGCCGGGCGTGCTGAGTCTTTCGTCGTCAGAACAAGCACAAACAAAGGTGCGAGGATCAATTAAATATAAACATCACAGGTTTGGTAGTGTAATTAAAAACAGCGTGCTTGAACGTAACGAAAAATATCTTATGAACAAAGAACCAGAACTAACCAGACAGCAGTTCCAAGATAAATTAGCAGATAACTTGCAGGAAGTAGAAACACAATTTGCAAAAGATCTGCTAAAAGAATTTGAACGCCAAGGTAAAGATCTTGCTAGTGCATACTTAAAACATGTTACTGGTGTCGCAGAATATAACGACGACAAAGGTTTTGACAATGAGATAACCATTCAGGTCAAAGACGATCCGATGGAGATCATAGGTGATGTAGGCGAGGAAAACCTAGATGTCCTAGTTACATCATTGTTAGCAAGCCCTGAGCTCGCTGAACCCGGTAGACAGCGTATTGAGCTAATATATCAAAAAGCATACGGAAACATTGCTAGAAGGACATTTGACGCTGTAAGTGACCGGGTAGGTGTTGGTGTCGTATTTAACGAGGCTGACGCTATCGGACAGAACGTTCTAGCAACAGGCGGCAGACGAGCCGGCTTAGTAGATTTTACTGCCCAAGCAAAAAGAGCAACAAGAGAAGCAGTCCGGGCAGGTAGAGAAGAGGGCGACAATCCTAGGGCAATTGCAAGAAGGATTAGAGAAACTGTTCCAGTGGGTAGATTTACACGACTCGCTGAAAACGAAGGCGTTGAGAAGGCTAAGGCTTACAGATCACTTATGATCGCAAAGACCGAAACACATAATGCACAAAGACAATCAACTATTGAAGGTTACCGTGCATCAGGACTTGTAGAATTAGTTAGAGCGATTGACGGGGTCGGTGGCGATACTGATGACGTTTGCTTAGATCGTGACGGCAAGATATTTACATTAGAGGACTCATTAAATGAAACAACACTTGAACACCCTAACGGTACGCTTGATTGGGAGCCCATTGTGCAAACACCTGATGAGCCCGGCTTGCCGTTAAACATATAGGAGGAACTTATGGCTAAATATGGATACGGAGGTGGAGGACGCCGAGGTGGTGGAGGTGGTCGTCGAAGTGGTGGCGGCAGGAGAAGGACTGGTGGAGGTAGAAGGCGAACAGGAGGAGGAACACGAAGGCGAAGGAGATGAACACTTCTAAAATATTTTATAGATACGGAAACTTACCTCCTGCATACGCACCTGCACATTTACCAAACCCTACGGGTGTAGATGTCCCGGTCGGTCAGAGATGTGGTAACTGTTCGTTTATGGATGGAGGTTACTGTCATAAATGGGAGGAGTTCGTTGCAGTTAATTATTGGTGTCTAGCATGGATGCCAATTGACAACTTTGAGAATGTGCTTGATACTGGGAAACCTGACGAGGTGCAGGTTCAAACTATGAGTTCGTCGTCATCTTACACAACCAAAAAGTACGAAACTATCAACTTTAAACCACCCGAAGGAGTCGCTAAGGCGGCAAAAAAAGGACTAAAATGGCGAGCAGAATATAACCGGGGAGGCACTGAGGTTGGTGTTGCTCGTGCTAGGGACTTATCAAATAGAACTAAAGTATCACCAAAAACTATCGGACGCATGGTGAGCTATTTTGCAAGACATGAGGTTGACTTAGACGCACCGGCGGCAAAACGTGGTAACAAAGGATATCCGAGTGCAGGAATCATTGCGTGGTATCTATGGGGAGGTTTTCCCGGCAGAACTTGGGCAAACAAAGTATACAGACAGATGAAGCGTGAGGACGAAAGTTGACGACAAAGACTGATAAAGAACCAAGATGTCCATATTGCAATAAGATGTTGGCATATGAAGTAACAAGACCTTGGTCACTTAAATGTCAAAGGTGCAAGGCAACTATCGTAAAGCATGCCAGTTAAAAATCTGTTATTATAAAAAGCATGATCGTGTACCTTGCTCGTGTACCATTTATTAGTATTGGAGTAATTAATGGACGGCAATCTTGAGAGCAAGTCATTACAAAAACCTGAGATAATATTTAAAGACGGCAACGACGGACAACCCACAGGTGAGATAGAAGCAGTGTTTTCTGTCTTTGGTGTTCGTGATCATGACGGTGATGTCATCATGCCTAACGCAATCGCAAACGAATCAAAGGTAGCAATTGCATGGGGACACGACTGGAGTAAAACCGTAGGCAAAGGACAAGTCTTTGTCGATTCTAATAAAGCCACACTAAAGGGTAAATTCTTTATGGATACCCAAGCTGGCAACGAAGCATATAAAACCGTTAGGAATATGGGAGCTGATCAGGAATGGTCATGGGGATTTATTGCCCAAGAAATGAATGATGCAGACCCTGATTCATATAACGGTAGAAAAACCCGAGAAATAACTAAGGTAGATATTTTTGAGGTATCACCTGTGCTACGAGGTGCAAATCCATTAACGGAAACAGTAGCAATTAAACAAGCAAACAATAAAACTTTTGCTGACCATTGCAACGAAGTTCTTGACACTGTCGAAACATTGGTTGAACGTGCTAAGTCTCTTGCAGATTTAAGAGCAAAAGAGGGTAGACAGATTGGCGAGCAATCTAGAGAAAGCATAGCTCAAATAGCTGAAAAGGTGGCAACACTAAAATCAGCACTTGAACAGCTTGTAGATAGCAAGACAGATGACTACGGGTCAGTTGTGGATCAACTACAACACGACCTACTTAACAATCAACTAAAAATGAATGACCTTAAAAGGAGGACATTAGAATGAGCGAAAGTAATGACGCTAAGTTGAAAAAGCTCAATGGAAGAGCAGACTATCTAAGGGACGAAATTAAAACAGTCCTAGACGAAGCCGGTTCTGAGAGAGACTTTTCAAAAGTTAAACACGTCGACGGTAGCAATGCAGATAAAGTTGAGTTCGTACAGAAACAATCTAGAGAACTGGACGCTGTAGTAAAAGAAATTGAAGAGTACAAAGCTCTTGAAGGTATCGACGAAAAAATTAGAAACTACGAAGCAGAAAAAAACCAACCGGAAGTAAAAATGGTACAGCCTGACGTTGAACCAGTTGCACACAAATCTATTGGTGACATGTTCGTAGAATCAAAAGCATACTCAACTATTAGTGGTGGAATCGGTGAAGCGTCTGAATTAGACATCGACCCGAACGTATTAATCAAAACAGACTTTACAACGTCTGCAGGTTGGGCGCCACCAACAGTTAGAACTGGATTAGTAATTGATTCAGCACAATATCCATTAAAGGTGGCTGACGTTATACCTTCAGGTACAACTACAAACTCATCTGTAACTTGGATGTTGGAGTCAACTCTAACAAACAATGCGGCAGAAGCCGCTGAGGCAGCCCAGTATGGGGAAGCCGCTTTAGCATTGACTGAAACAAGCTCAACCGTTAGGAAAGTGGCAGTATTCTTGCCGGTAACTGACGAACAGCTTGAGGACGTTGCTCAAGTATCAAGCTACATCGATAACAGATTAGGCTTTATGCTACAGCAAAGACTAGACGGTCAATTGTTAACTGGTGACGGATCAGCTCCAAACCTTAGAGGTATCTTGAACACATCAGGAATTTCTACACAGGCTAAAGGTTCTGACTCAACACCAGACGCAATTCACAAAGCAATTACAAAAGTAAGAACTACAGGTGCGGCAGAACCGGACACTGTAATCTTGCACCCGAACGACTGGCAAGCAATCAGATTGTTACAAACATCTGATGGTCTTTACATTTGGGGTAACCCGGCAGATGCGGGTCCTGAAAGAATTTGGGGACTACCAGTAGTTCAAACTACATCTGAAACAGAAAACACAGGACTTGTTGGAGCGTTTAGAGGTTACTCACAACTATGGATTAGAAGAGGAATCGAAAT